GAGACGGTCGAGATTGACCTCACGCTCCAGACGCTGGTGGCGGCAACGAGCGCGGCCAACATTAGCGAGGCTGCCGTTACCGTGGCAAACGTGGCGACCGGGAGCGTGAGCGTGGCTCAAAACGACCGCATAACCATTTCGAGGATGCCGGATGCTGGAAAGTTCCAGATCAGGACCGCGACCGATACCGGCACGATGTGGCTTTCGGCGGATGTTTCAACGTATCAGATTGAGACGGCGCTTGAGGACATTGAGCCGGGAGAGTTCCTAGTCGCAAGAGATGCCACCGGAGAGACGATTAAGATTGAAATCAAGAGGACTGCCGTTGGAACAAACCCGGCGATCACGGTTTCCGAGACGTTTATTGGACCAATCGGCGTGACGATGACGCTGGACACATCCAAGGTTCTGCGATTGCTCGACGCTGCTAGCGTAGCGCTTCCAGCTTCGGCGCTTTTGACCTTTTCACGCGGGACGGAAACGCAATTCTCTCAATTGGTGACGTTGGCTCCGGTTTTGTTGAGTCACGGGCAACCTGTTTGATGGCTTAAAGCATGAATGAGGCGGCACTTGATCGGTATTACCGGGGGACTCTTCGGCACTTAGAGCGTGCCTTTCGATTCCAGCGGACAATGACCGCGCCGGAATGGTCCGAGAAGGTCCGACGCATGGAGGGCGGGAGACGATTCCGCTTTGATTTCGCGCCATACCAAAGGGAGATGATGGAAGCGCCCTATGATCCGCGCGTGCAGATGACGGTTTACATGCTCGCCTCGCGCATGGGAAAGACTGAAGTCGTCATGAACCAAATCGGCCATAGCATCGCCGAGGCGCCCCGCCGCGTCCTCGTCATGTATCCGACAATCTCGCAGACCGAGAAATGGAGCAAGGAGACGCTCATGGGCGAGCTGGTCAATCCGACGCCGGATCTGGCCTCGCTCATAGGAGACGATTCTGGCCGCAGGAAAAGCGGGAATACGATCCTACACAAGCTTTTTCCCGGTGGCCTCGTAAATGCCTTCGGTTCCAATGCCCCAGGTGAGATGCGGAGGGCAAAGGGAAACTTCCTTTTCGCGGACGAAATCGACGCCATCGAATCGACCGAGAGCGACGAAGGCGACCCTCTCGAAATCTTCTGGGTTCGCGGATCCGAATACGCCGACACGATCAAGATTGCGGCATCGTATCCAAGCGTCAAAGGCAAGAGCAAGATCGAGGCGCTGATGCTCCAATCAGATTGGCGAGTCTGGATTGCGCCCTGTCCGCATTGCACTAAGGAGTTTGTCCTGCATCGCCGCCAATTGAAATATGACCGCAATAAGCCCGAGGATGCATGGATTGAATGCCCCGAGAGCGAGTGTCGGATCACTGACGCGGAGCGCGTGGAAATGATTCGCAATGGCAGGTGGCAGGCAACGCGCCCGTTTAATGGCATTGCTGGCTTCCACGGCTCGAGGATGATGTCGCCGCACCCGCCGCAAAAGGGCTTCGCGAGTCATCTCCATTGGGCCGCGGTCGAGGAGCTGAAAATCGAGGCGGCGGACAATCGCGAGAAGGCGAAGCGGGTTTTGATTAATACGTTCGACGCTGAAACTTACCAAGCCCCCGAGGAGGAAATGCCGGATCCGGTGGGCCTTGCTCAAGAAGCCTACGATTATTTGGAGCGCGTCACGGAAAACCAGTTCGCGATTCCCGCCGGCGTGCTGGTTGTCACCGGAGGCTGCGATGTTCAAGGAGACCGTTTGGAGTTTGAATTTGTCGGTCACGGCGCAAACGGCCAAACATGGGGGCTGGGGTATCACATTTTGAGCGGCGGCACGATGGAGCCGGAAGTCTGGCAGAAGCTCGATGCTCTGCTCCAGACTGAGTTCCTCCACCCGTGCGGCAAGGTGCTGCGCGTTGCTTCCGTTTTCATCGACTCGAAATACCGGCAGGCCCAGGTGCTGGCATTCACCAAGGTCAGGCAAGCTCGCGGAGTCTTTGCCATCTTCGGCTCGACGGTGCTTGGCAAGCCGATTGTCTCGCAGCCTAAGAGGGAAAAGCGCGGGACGTTCTTTGAGATCGGCACGCACGAATGTAAGAGCATGATCTACCAAAACGCGGCTTTGCGGCAAGATCGCAAATCTTCCATCTATCCGCATAATTACATGCATTTCCCCAGCGGCCATGGGTATACGCCGGAATATTTCCAGCGCCTGCTGATCGAAAAGGTGACGCTGAAGAAAGGACAAGACGGGAGCTTTTATGAGTTCTTTGATAAAAAGGACAAGCGCGACCGAAACGAACCGCTCGACGTTCGCGTCTACAACATTGCCGCAGCCAAAAAGCTCGACATCGCCTTTGCCACGATTGCCAAAAAATATGCCGAATATGCGGCAAAGAACGTGCCAGATCGAGGTAAAGAGCGCGAATATACGCTCAATTTCGTAGCCGATTAACCAAAAGCGCCTTGAAATCGGGCTTTGTTTTGTGGAGGCATCGACATGGCAGCTTTACCCTCCCGCGCATTTTGCGGCGAATCGTTGGAATTTACCGCAACTGTAACGTCAGGCGCTACGGGATCAGCTCATTTTCGCAGCATTGATTCCGGCGACGTTGTCACGGTTCCGCTTTCAGTCTCAGGGACGACGGCGACCGCGACTTACCCGCCCGAAAAGACCGCGAACCTGCCGGCAGGAATCTACGTCGTTGCCTTAACGCTTGAGGTGGCCGGGAATCGGTCGGTTGAGTCCATCGGAAACATCACGCTTCAAGCCCCGCCGGATCGCGCTCCGCTGCCGAGTCATGCGCGGAAAATGGTCAAGGCTTTGGAAGCACACCTTGAGGGCCGAATCAGCGATGACGAAGGTCGAGGGCTTGAAACCTACACGGTCGGAGGCGTGCCGATTACCAAAATCTCTTTGATTGACGCTCGCGAGCTGTTGACCAAATACCGGCGCGACCTCGATACCGAGATCGCCAAGGCTCGCGCAGACGCTGGCCTTTCCAACGGTCGCACAATTTACTCCAGATTTGAATGAAACCTCTCCTCTACGGCCCCAACAACAAGCCCATCCGCGCTCGCAATTTCGACGCGGCCAAGGGGACTCGATACACCAACGACTGGGTCGCAGGAACGGGCCCGGCGGATAACGCGATTAAGCAGGACGCTAAGTCACTGCGCGACCGTGCGCGGGATTCTGAGCGGAATGACGGCTACATCGAGGGCGCGTTGATGGCCTTGGAGTCTAACGTGATCGGCCAGCATGGGATCCGCATGAAATCGCTCGCCCGTCGAGCCGACGCGAGGAGTAAAAAGGGCTTGTCGAACAGCGCCGACAACAACGCAAGAGCGAAGGTCGAGGAGGCTTGGGAGGATTTCTCGCGCCGTGGCAATTTCGATGTCACCCGCCAGTTCTCACGCGCTGCTTTTGAGCGTCTCGCGTTGCGGTCTGCCGTTCGCGATGGTGGCTTTTTGACCCGCACCATCGAAGGGTTTCCGAAAAACGATTTCCGTTTTGCCGCGCAGGGCATCGAGATTGACGCGCTGGATCCACACCACCGGAACGATGCCGCTCGCATCTACATGGGCATCGAGTTTGACGAGTGGGATGAGCCGATTCGATATCATCTCCGTAAGATGGACCCAAAGAGCGGTCGCTACACTCGCGAGACGTTCGCGGTCGGTGGTGACAAGATGATCCACACCTTTCTTGCTCGACGGATCAACCAGAGCCAAGGCTATTCGTGGCTGGCCAATGCCCTCCTTCGCCTTCGCCATCTTGCCAAGTTTGAGGAGGCCGAGGTCATCGCCGCCCGCATCAGCGCGAACAAGCTTGGCTTTTTTAAGCAGACCGGAGAGGCGCAATACACTGGCGACGAGGACGACGACGGCAAAGCCATTGCGCCTTCCGCACCTGGCACGTTTGAGACGTTGCCCCACGGCGTCGAGGCGCAAATGATCGATCCGGCGCATCCGAATAGTGCGATGCCTGATTTCCGAAAGGCTATTCTGCGCGGCGTCTCACCCGGCATCTACGTGAATTACAACACCTGGGCGCAGGATCTTGAGGGGGTTTCGTATTCTTCTATCCGGCAGGGCGTGCTGTCAGAGCGCGACATTTACAAGATTCTCCATTCGTGGTTCATCGACTCGTTCGAGATTCCGCTTTTCGAGCGTTGGCTACGAATGGCCCTGCTAATGGGTAGGATTGAGGGCTATACCCTCCTCGACTTTGACCGTCTTTCCCATGTCGAGTTCTCCGGCAGGACTTGGACTTGGGTTGATCCGGTCGGCGACATCGAGGCCATCGAGCGGGAAATCGCTCTTTCGCTTAATTCCAGAGAGCGTGCGGCGAAGGATCGCGGTCTCAACATCGACAAGATCATTGCCGAGAATGAGGCGGACAACGCCAAGCTTCAAGCCGCCGGATTGCCAACGGCTGTCGGAAAATCGGCTGGCATCGAAGTGCCAAGCGAAGCTCGCGAGTTTGAAACGCTCAAAGCGAAGTTCGATGCATACGGTGTCGGAGTTCGGGCAGGCTCAATCACGCCCCAGATGGCCGACGAGGATGCATTCCGCGCTGAAGCTGCCTTGCCGCCCATGGGAGCGGAAGCCAAGGGAGCATGGTCTGAGGATAAAGGAGTCAGGCGCCCAATCACGCTGCAATCGCAAGGGGCATTTGCGGCAGCTCAAAGCGCCCTAGTTCATGAGGTTGATCCGCATGAGCAGGACGAGATGACAGATGAATCGGACCAACACGAAGAGGACGAGCAAGCTGCCGGTTAAAGCTCGCCCCAGCACTTGCGCGGAACCGAGGAAATCACGCTTAGACAATCCTCCTTTTCGGCGTCGGCCATTTTCGATTTTTTGATGATGGCGGCGATCTCGTCGAAAAGGACGTTTTGAGCTGCCATTAGCTCGTCCACGTTGGCAAGCTCTCGGCGCTTTCGAGCATTGTCCATTTCCAGCCCCTCAGCACGCGCTGTAGCCTCTCGCGTCCTCGCCTCCTCCAAGGACATTGCGCCTTCGCTGCGAGCTGGTGGAGGGCGAAGCTGAGCGATTTCGTAGATGTCGTAGAGCTTTGCGCCTTTGTCCCCTTCTTCGAATTTTAACCCCAGGTGCGAGGCGCGTTTTTCCACTGTCTCGCGATTCGTGCGAAACATCGAGGAAAGAGCCTTGATTGAGAAGCGTTGCATCACCTTCCTCTTCCCGAATGAGCCTGTGCGCGTTTGGCGATCTTGTCCGCGATTCGCTGGCGCATCTTCGCCGCGCTTTTATTGACGCCCTCCTGCAATGCTGGCGCTAAGACTTTGCTGGCATGATCCATGTCAACGCCTTCAATGGTGAGTTCAATGGCCGGAATCAAAATCGTGCCTTTGTCCTCGGCTCCTGCGTTTTCGATCTTCTTGCGAAGCGATGCGACCTTTGCGCCAAGATCCTGCGCCATTTTTAGAAACAGCGATTTGCTGTATTTGATCGCGGAGATGCGGCGATTGTAAAGACGTTCGGCCTCCCTTTGGTTTCCATTGCCGCGAGTAAATCCGGCCTTTGCTGCCAGCGCGTTAAAAAGCCCGGTTTTCAGATTGGGAATTGACGATTTCTTTGCTGCTGTTGCTGACTGATTGGCTTTAAACGCGACATCGATTGCCGTTGATTTGACAACGGTTTTCAAGTCTCGCGACGATTCTTTTTCGTATGCCTGCAACGCAGCCATAAACTCGCGAACGTCCACTGATGCCGTTATTCTGTCCATGCTCAACTAAACCACGCTTCCGCATGTTCGCCAAGAATCTCCTGCATTTTTGCCGATGCGCTCCTGCCTGGTGGCACAATGTCGCAGCCGCGCTCGAAAAGGTCCGCGTTGCGCAATTGCATACCGATACAGAGCGGTAGCTCGTCCATGTAATAAGCCCAAGTTTGGCCGGGGAGCTTTGCCGCTACGGTGGAAACGTAGTCAGCATCGCTCCCGATCACTCCCCCACGTTGGAGGTGTCGCGACCACCGGAGGGAGATTCGACAGATGCCGAGACGGTCTGGATGTCCTCGCAGATCATGTTGAGCAGTTGCACGGCTTCGATCTCCTCCGCGCCTCC